ATATGTTGTATATAATTATGGTGAGTCATCACTAACAAAAGTTCCTGGTGGTGTTTGGTATACTGGAACTGAATCTAGAACATCATGGGTTGATGCAACTATCTACCCAAAACCTTTTGCAACTAAATATAGTTCTACTGCTTCTGGTACTTTTCCTGTTGTTGTAGGTCAAAGTGGTTTAGGACAAACAACTTTATTTGAACATGAAATAGGAACTGATCAAGTTAATCCAAATGGTACAACTACAACTGTTACATCTTTTATTCAATCATACGACATAGATATGGAATCAAGAATGAGAAGAACACAAATGGGAGTATCTGCTGGTGGTGCCGTAGCAGGTGAGTTCTTTTTAGCTTTACGAAGATTTGTACCAGACTTTAAAACATTAGCAGGTAATTGTAAGGTTAGCTTAGGTGTAAAAAGATACCCACAAGATAGTCAAACAACAACTGCGTTAAGTCCTTTTACAATTACATCTTCTACTCTTAAAAAAGATACGAGAGCTAGAGGTAGATTTTTAAATGTAAAAATAGAAAATGATGCAGCTAGTGAGTCATGGAGATTTGGTACATTAAAACTAGATCTGCAACCGGATGGTAGAAGATAATGACTAAGATAGTAGTAAGAATACCTGAACCAAAAGAAGAGTATGATGTTTCAACACAAAAACAAATTAACAGATCTTTAGCAGGTGTGATAGAACAATTAAACTCTACATACTTAAATGAAGTAAAACAGGAGCAAGAAAGATTTTCTTGGTTTATAAGTGGCTAATATATATACAAACATAAAAACAGATCTAACAACTAATAACAATACTAGTATCTTTACGGTACCAGCAGCTACAACTGCTATTGTTAAATCTTTTATTGTATCAAACGACTCTTCCTCTAATGATTCTATTGAAATACAGATAGTAAGCACGTCTGATGCAACATTTAACCTGTTTAAAAGTCAGGCAATTAACGCTAATTCTAGTGTTGACTTACTTACAAATCCGTTAATATTAACAGAGAACGAGCAAATAAAAGTACAAGCAACCACAGCAGATAGATTGCATGTTATTCTATCTATGTTACAAATGAATAGAGATTAATTATGGCATTTAAAGAAGAAGGATCAGTAGAATATATAACAGTAGATGGTAAAAAAGTACCAGTAGTTAAATGTGAAGCTGAGATAGTATTAAGAAATACTATAACAAACACAGAATATAATTCAGATCAAGAAGCAGAAGACGATATTAATGATGTCAACACTGCTACAAAAAGAGAAGATGTAACTAGATCTGTAAAAATTAAAGTAGCAAAGATGCCATCACTTGGCGCAGCATCTGATAAGGACGAATAATGGTAGCACCTAATTTTTATAATACAGTAGATCAAGGTATCTATAATCAAGGTTATAGTTTTATACCTCAAGAAAGATTTAGAGGTGCTTTTAATCCTAACAATAATATTGGATTTGGTTCTGGTATAACAAACACTGCAGCTGCAGCACCTTTTATATTACCAATAAATCAAGGTGGTGGTGGCGGAGATGGTAGCGGTGGAATTACAGATGTAGCTGATACTTCTGGTTTTGATTATGAAACTGATGCATATGATTTAGAAAATAAATCAGCATTTGATAAAGGTTTAACTGACGAAGAACAAGAAGCATTAGATGCATATGGTAATCCAAGTATAGGAATGACAGGATATGGAACAATTGCAGGAATGTTAAGTGGATTTGTAAATCCAATAACAGGTATATTAGGTTTAGTTATGAATAGAAAAAGAAAAGAACAACAAGCCATAGAAAAAGCACAGACAGCTTCAGCAATTGCAGATGATGCAAGATCAACTTCAGCAGAAACTCATGGTGGTTATGGATCAGGGACAGGAGGAGTTGATGCTACCGGACCGGGATCAGGAGGAGGATACAATGAAGGTAATTTTTGTTTCGATCCAAATACTCTTATACAAATGTTTGATGGTAGCGAGAAGAAAATTAAAGAGATACAACTTGGTGATCAAACTAAAGGTGGTGAGGTTACAGGTGTATTTCAATTTAAAGCATCTGATGAAATACATAACTATAAAGGTGTTACTGTTGCAGGTAGTCACTATGTTAAAGAAGACGGTAAATTTATTATGGTTAAAGATAGTCCAGTATCTGTTAAAATCGACAAGATACCAGTAGTATATTCACTAGATACAAGTGGCAGAAGAATATTTATTAAAGATATTGAATTTGCTGATTACAATGGTGACGGTGTAGCTAAGAATTTCTTAACAAT